CACAAATTGCAGACCAACAAAAGTCAGGTCATGTGGCTATGGCAATTCTTGCTTCAAAAGGACAAGACAGTGAAATGGCAAGGATGTCAGATCCAAATTACGCAGCAGCAAAAATGGCATCTGTTGCTCAACAGTCTCGACTTAAAGGATTAGCTTAATAGCAATTGATAGAATAAATAGAGATTCATAGTGTTGCCAAGTGAATAATAGAAAAGCTGGTGAGCATGCTAATGACCCTGAAATTTTTCAGGCAATATGGAAACACCTAAAGTCTGATGGTGTGGAAGATCAGGCTGCTAATCAAATGACAGCTGAGATGCTTCATCATGGTGAAGACTTTGAAAGTTCGATTGAGCAGTATCAAAGAAATCTGACTAACTATAAAGAGAAGGGATATAACGAACATGCTGCACAAGCAATGGCAGTTGAGTCTCTTGAGTCAGGAGACAATCCAGAGGAAAGTACTAGGTTTGCTGGAATCTATAGTTGATAAATAACAATTAGGCTGATAGAATTAAATATAAGCGAAAATCAAATATGGCATCTACAAAAAGTACAGGAGATTCTGTCCGTGCATATCTCCGTGATATCGGACGTATTCCTTTACTTGAGCATGACGAAGAGATTTTGTTAGGCAGGCAAGTACAACGAATGATGGAGATTAGGGCTTGCGAAGACTTACTGCATAATCCCAGTAAAGAAGAGTTGGCTACTTCTCTAAAACTGACAACAAAAGAACTTCGCAAACAATTACGTGATGGAGAAAAAGCCAAAGACAAAATGGTTACTGCCAATCTCCGGCTTGTTGTATCAGTCGCCAAAAAATACACTAAGCGGAACATGGATTTACTGGATATCATCCAAGAGGGCACCATTGGCCTGGTTCGCGGTGTGGAGAAGTTTGATCCTGGTCGTGGTTACAAGTTTTCTACTTACGCCTACTGGTGGATCCGCCAAGGGATCACTCGCGCTATCGCTGAAAAATCGAGGGCGATTCGTTTACCAATTCATGTTACTGAGAACCTCAACAAACTTAAGAAAGCCCAGCGTGAATTAAGTCAGATCAATGGGCATTTGCCAAATGTTTTTGAACTATCTGAATATTTAAACTTAAAGGTAGATGAAATTAAAGATTTAATGTGTAAGGCACGTCAACCTACATCTCTAGAAATTAAAATTGGAGAGAACAGGGATACAGCATTGATTGATCTATTAGAAGATAAAACACAACTACCAGAAATGCTTTTAGAGCAGCAGTTCATCAAAGATGATATCCGTGAACTAATTACCGAGTTGCCTGAAATGCAAGCAGCTGTAATTAGTATGCGCTATGGGATTGGTGAAGATATTCTTGAACCAATGTCAATGACAGCTATTGGTCAAGTTTTAAACATGAGTCGTGATCGTGTAAGGACACTTGAACACAAGGCTCTAAAAAACCTGCGTGAAGGATCAGAATCTGTCAATGACTATCTTTAATACAATAGAGATAAAGAAGTGGTTCGACAATGGACGTCACAACTCAATTACTTAAGCAATATCAAACATATTCTGCAAGTGACAATACTAATCCAGATAGATATGCATCTGGCAAATCACTAAACTATGCGACTGGTGCAAGTATTTCTAAAGCAGAAATCGCTGAAGTAAGTACTGTACCCGTCACATTACAGTATGCAGACGATGTTGGATTATATGGCGTTGAAAATCATTTCATTAAAGTCAACTTAAATATCGTCGGTGACAATGTGCAGAAAGAGTACATGGAACCAGGATACATTAAAGCTGATATTGATTTTTTTAAAACAGAAGCTGATATTGGATTTGTAACTAGCAACCTTGACCAAGCAGGACCCGAATTAGATGTAGGCTATAACTCTGCTGCAACTCCACCTAATAGGCTACCTGCAATTGGTTTAGATGCTTATTTGAGTATTGACTTAAAAAATCTCAAAGCATCAAACATGTATAATAATGCATACTTGGACGTTCGTTTGTACACAAGCGAACATGAAGAGCATCCACACGACCTGATGTATATCAAGCCACGAGACTTCTTTTATGTAGGCGTACACGCAAGAAACACTAGGCGCTTGCCATACAACATTCAGATTGATATTGGTAATGAATATAAATCACTTGAATCGATAAGTGACAAGAGTTATATCATGAAAACTTCCGACCGTCCTAGTTTCTAATCTTCTTTTTTAATAGCAGACTTATATTCTTTAGTAACTACTTTTCCTGAGGACTTTGTTTTTGGCGGAGTTGGTGCTTTAACCTCTTGCTTAATTGCAAAGATAGGTTTAGTTACAGCATTATGAGGCTTGACCGTCATGACCTTGCCACCACTCATAGATGGCAAAACATAATGCTCTACAAGCTGTAGATCCTCAGTAAACAAGGCTGCACGAGTTACATTGCGAGATGCATAGAACGCAAAGTTCAATTCACCGTCGTGGTCAATACGCACAAAAGTACCGTTTGTAGACGCAACAGCAAGTTTCATCTTCTCGCCTTTTGCTGTCACATCAAAAATGGTGCAGTCAATATACTGAACTCCATTTGTTCCGTGCCACCATTCTTTGATCTTGTGAGTATCACCACCCCGCTTGGGACGAGTAAGCAAGAGTTCCTTGCCGGTGTGTTTTTTAACATCTTTCACACCATTAAGAATAAGACTATCAGCCATTTTTGCTATTACAACTTTCTTCTATTTTAGTCCATTTAAGATTACAAGCAGAGTTGTTGTGTTTATGTCCGTCAACGTGTGCGACACGACTACATGCTTTTGTTCTACCAGGCATTGTCAGTGGAGGTTTTAAAAATGCGAGGGCAACTAATTTGTGCACTGTGACAGTTACGGTTCTTTTTCTGCCAATTCTTTGAGTAAGATTGACCTGCATATAACCGTTTTTATTTTTACGTTGTTTAAGAAGCTTTTCAGCCTTGCCTTTAGTGCTTTTGATTTCACCTACTGAGTTGATGTAATACTCAATGCAGCATTCATATCCAGGAAGGAGATGTATAGGTGTCCAAATTTTATCGTCTATAAATTCCATAACCACAAAATATTGGGGTATATAGTTAAAAGTATAGCAATAACAAGTACTATCGTTATATGTGACTAAGTCGAAGTCACTTATAAACTTTTAGCTTACGGAGTATTAATCCATGTGGATTGATAATGATTTTCCGAAGCTTCTTGGTGCAGAACTTTACCGTCCTCATCCTGCCTACATCATTGAGATGGCAGTTGAGCCAGTAGTTGTACACGATTTCTCTAAGCAGCCCGGCCAGACCGTACAGCTTGATCGTTACCGCTTCTGGGGTAAGCCTGGTACTAAGGAGTCCCGTGAGCGGACTGCTGATCAAACACTTGGATCCGCCTCCGCACGCAACATCGTTAAGGACAAAGTGCTCGTGACTCTTCGTGAGTACACCGGCCCTGCTGATTCTCGCGATGCTTCACAGCCTTCTACTTTCAAGGTGGCTCGTGAAACCCTGATCACTGCTCAGCGTCTGCTGCTTGATACCGGCAACCTGAATGTCTTCCACCAGAGCATTGGTTCTTTGACCTTGCTGGATGACTATCGCCGTTGGCGTGATCGTGTCTTCGCAAACGAACTGCTGAAGGCAGAAGCTGCTGGTCAAGCCAGCAAAGATCAAGGTGGTTACTACCTGCCCGGCGGTAAGGCCAAGGGCGGTGCTGGTGGCACCTTAGGTGTGACTTACGCCGCTGGCGAGTCCGCCAAATTCGATGTCAAGACTGACCTTCTCGAAGTGGTCAAGGACATGCGTAAGCGCAACGTCCCTACCTTCGCTGATGGTTACTACCGCTGCATCGTGGATCCAACCGCAATGATGCACCTGCGTCAGAACGCCGACTTCCGCGAGATTGCACGTTATCCGGGTCAAGGGATTGTTAATCCTATGAACCCTGCTGAGGCTCCCAACGCCAACTTCTACCAAGGTATGGGACCTGCTTACGGTCAAGCTGGCTTTGTTGCCGGTCAGCCCGTTATGCCTACTGGCTTCCTCTTTGAGGGTGTCCGTTGGTTCGAGTCCACCAACCTGCCAGAAACTACTTACAACCTGGTTGTAACTGATGAGGCCGGTGGCGCTGCTGATTACACAGCTTCGCAACTTGTCTTCTTCGGTCCTCAGGCCGTGGGTGTGGGTATTGGTGGTAACAACGCTCAGATTCTGTTGAACAACAACGACGACTTCAGCCGTTTCATCATCATGATCTGGTCGCTGTTTGCCGGTTTTGAAACGCTTAATCGCGATTTCATTACGGTTGGTTACTCTTTCGTTTATTGATAGGAGCTAACTAACTATGTCCGTAATTTTTCCCGGTAATTATGTAGCCCACCTGAACGCATATCGCGAACAGGGTGTTGAGGCTCTCCCAGGTGTTGAGTTTTACCGCGTCGTCGGTGCACTCGTCCTAGATCCCGATAACGCTGGAACTCTTTCCGGTGGTGTTTTGTCGGCTGGTACCTACAACCTGAAGGTTCTGTCCCCTGACCTCCGTCAGGATGACAAACCCCGTACCGATAAAGCATTCGTGATCCCTAAGGATTCCGTTGTTTATCGCACTGCATTGAACGCACCTGGCGTCAAAGCTGCTGCATCTGGTAACACCGTCAAGATCGTGGCTCTTGGTAGTAACGCTCCTGGTGACACTGGTAGTGAAGTAACTCTGACCGCAGGCACTGACAAGTTCTTCCCTGCGAATGGCGCTGCCTCCGCAATGTTGGGCATCATCAATGGCACTGCAGTCAGCACCTCTGCTGACACTGCTGTTCAAGTCATCACTTCTGCCAACTTCACTGCTGAGCAGAACCCTTCTGCCGGTGCAGACCGTAAGAGCCCCTCTGCCATCTTGGTCGAGATTTGCTACTACCGTCCCGCTCCCGCACCTGACACCAGTGATGCTCATATTCCTTACGGAATTGAAGCTGGTCAAGGCACCTGATAATCAATATCAGATAACAAGAGCGTCTCTTATGAGGCGCTTTTTTTGTGCCTATAATATTAAAAGGAATACCCCAAAAATATGGCTGAACAAAAGTTATTTCAAGATAGCAAGACTGGCAAACTAGTTGAGTTTATCAGTACTCACGATAAAGAATTTGCGATGGTAAAAGATGCTGGAGGTAACGTCACATTTATGACCTTAGAACAACTTGTACCCTATGACCGTGAAAAAGGTCGGATGGTCAAGATTGCACAATTAGAACAGGAACTACCAGAAGAGCCACTGCCTGATCCAATTGTTCCTATTGAAGATATGCGATTGAATCTGAATGCAGCTCCTGCTGAACAGATTGCAAAACGCCTACCTGGTGTGGGTTTTGCTACAGCTAAAAAAATTGTTGAACTACGTATGTCTTTGAGTGGCGAACGTTTTGCTAATCTCAAACAACTTGAGAATATTCCACGAGTTAACTGGGACCAACTAATTGAAGAGGACTTAATCTTTATTAGTTAAACTAGTATTACCAAAGAAAGTGTGGTAATGGCGATTAACCTAGAAGATGCGTTACTAGCTAAGGCGCAATTAGATCAACAAAACCAAATGGGTATGGGCACTGCTGCCTTATTAGGTGGTGGTGCTGGTGCTTTAGTAGGCGCTACTGCAGGCGCTGTCCCACATTCCATTGGACTACAAATTAATAAATTAAAAGATCGTCTAGCAGAAGGGCAAGGACTAGTACGAAGTCCAATGCAGAAAGTAAAAACAGCAGTAAGACCAGGTCCTCGCATGGCAGGTGGATTAGTCGGTGCACTCTTAGGTGGTGGATTAGGGGCAGCTGCACAACAAGCTGCTATGCAAAATTCACCAGCTGCCGTGCTGTTAGCCAAACTACAGACCGAGGGATCACTAAGTCCGTCTGAAACTCAGCAACTTCAATCTGTTCTTGCTGATACGTACAGCAACATCACAGGAATTGCGTAATGGAACTAGACGATTATCTAAAATCAAAAACTAGATTTCACCTTGGATTTAATGCAGGAGCACAGATCCCTGCAGGTGATCGCTCTCGTTTAGAAGAGGCCATGGCGCTTGTACCAGATAACTATTGGTATGAGCAGATTGCTTATCACATCAAACGTTGTGACATTGCATGGAGAGCGAGTGCTGCCATTCCAGATGACTACTTTGATGCAGGTGGTAGAAGGACGCTCAACCCATCACGTCAAGAGATTATTTCTGGAGACGTAGATCGAGTAATTAATACTTCTGATCCTCTTAAAGGTGATGAGTATTTTCGAGAAATTTATTTACGAGAAGTAGATCGATTAGCAGAAACCTTGTACGTTCCAAACTATCGACGACCAGAAACAAGACGATATGCATTTGAACGTGCTGGCGCAGAGTTTATCTTGGCAGTACCAGGCCCTGCAGATACAGCAGTTGGCACAAGGATGATGCTAAGCACAAGTTGGTGTTAAGTGTAGAATAGTCTTAGGATTTAAACCATACAATTATGCATGCCGTAAATACACACGGTGCTCCTAAAATTACCACGAATAGTCAGGAAGATGACTATCAGATGCTGCT